ATCGTAACAGGCGGTTCAAACATACGGACTGTAAGTATAAAAATTTCATCGGAGCAGTGCTCCAACTACAAAAACTACTTAGAATCTTGTAAGATTTACAGAACACTGTTACGAGATAAAACTTTCATTAAGAAAGATGGGATGGCCCGTCCATCATATAAGATATTCATGATATCATATATTTCTCCATTTTAATATATGTACTGACTGACATATAACAGTTTTTTGTGATTAATTATATTCACATAAGAGAACATAATCAATCATCTGTATGATTAAGCATACGTGGGTGTAGTGGTATACACATAAACTACAGGTGCATTTTGGAAAAAATATAGTCCAAAATCGACACCAGCGGCAACAAAAGTTGATAGACAACCATATTGACGCGTAGCATTAGTAGTGTATGGTCCAAAAAACCCAGTTACATTCAACAGACCTTGATTTGAAGCATCTACCGAAGATCCCTGATTGGAATAGGTAGGAGAACAATACTGGAACTTGAAGCGCGAGTAATTTGGATTAGTCACATTTAAACCAGGTTGAGTATGAGTATTTGTTAATGCCATACCAGCTGTACCTGACTTAAATTGATTAAAGGAATATTGATTAACAGTATTCGCATTAACTATAGTGGCTATACCAGAACCAACCGTCACTGGAACTCCAGAATAGGGTGAACGTACTGCAGTTAATGATGCAGATCTCAGGGGCGTATCTGGATTGAAGGTCCAGTTAGTCGACCCACGGTAACACAAATATGCATTTGCAAACCAACCTAAAGATGTCATATTGCAGAAATTAAACCCTGATGTTCCCACACCAACAATTTTATTAGCCAAGGTGGTGGATAAAGATGTGTACCCTGGAGTAATAGGAAATCTATAAACGTATTTATAAAAATCACCATATTCCCCTACTGCTGGCGTAGTAAAAGTCTCTGTTTGGAGCCAATTATAACGTCGTAGTAGAGTGCGTAAACTTCTTATATTTTCACCATAATGAACTAAAAATTGTTTATCCGGAACGGATGAGGTAGGAGCCATAGTAACTTCATCCTCTGATCGATCCACAGTCATTTCTGATGACTGAGGAGCATAATAAGAGAGGATTCCAGTACTAGGACCATTATCAATAAGGGATACGGGGTTATTAAATTCCAAATCCTTACCACCACGAACATAAACTAAAATGTCTACATCAGATGGTGTAATTGGTGCTGTAAGGGCATTTAGGACTCTAACTGTGATTAAACCATTATCATAGTTACTATCATAGATATGAGTTCCTGGATATGCTGTTCTCACAGCCCAATTTTTGGTAGCAATAAAAGAACCACGCACATTCAAAAATTGAACTGCTTGTTGATATGGTACCTCAAACTCAATATCTGTTGTTTCCCCTAAATCAACTATTGCTGTATAGACTACATTCGATGTGTTAGTTAAAACACCAATATTTTTGGCATTATATCCAGAAGGATCAAAGCTAATAATAACTTTACCTTTGTGATATTTACTAACAACAAATTGAAATCTAAATATAATTGATCCACGCCAATCAGCAAATGATTTAGAAACCATTGCCATTGGTGTCATATAAACTGCCGGATTAGTAGCAGAATCTATATCAAACATTAAAGGATTTACTCGTGAATAAAATAGCATAGTATCTATTGTATCCGCAGTAGACCAATTGATGGTAGTTAAGTAAGATTCCTTACTTGTGATATGTGATAAACACATTTCATCTACACCACTATCTAATCCAATAATGCGAGGATCAACAGATAGTTCATTTTTAGGATCAAATGTTAATTTCTCAACTGGAAAGCCTATTTCACTAGTAGCTAATTTTGGAAAATTTTCTGCACGCATAGGCCGAGTATCTTCAATAACAGGAACATTGGTAAAACCAAATAATCTAGCTATTGCAGATATTGCTCCAGCACCTATCTTAGTTGCTGTAGCAAATGGACCTATAACAGGAATTGCTTCAAAATATGATGCTGCATTGGCAACCCATGTAGCAGGTTTGGATACTGGACCCTCACCATACTCGTCAGATTGCATAGAATATCCAGCAGATGCTCCTGATAATTCTACTTCATCAAACCAAGCATAAATAGCAACTGTAACACCTGTTCCAGTGACACCATTTGCACTTGTTAATTGACTATAACAGTAAAATTGTAACTGACCTAAA